CCCGAAGATTATCGCTGGTGGGAGAGCGCCGATCGGCTGCGGATGAAGCTTTATTCCCTCGGCGTGCCGCACGTTTGTGATTTGGAAAAGAAAATTTGTTTTGTTAAATCGAGTATTTAGACGTTAAATATATCGTCATCTAAAGCGATAAACTTTTGGAAAGTAAAACGTTCAAATTGGCTGGGTAATTTGACGTTCTGATCTCCGTATTTTGTACGTAGGTACTGGTAGATTTCCGGAATAAATCTGACTCTGGATCCAGTGTCAACATCGATTCCTTTAAGCCTTGCAATCGAGATCTGAGGATCATCAACTGGGTACTCTGGGAAAGCCAAAAGCCGAAGGGCTTTTAGTGAATCTCTATAGCTAGTTCCGAATTTACTGGACCTGCCTAGAAACTCAACTTCATGTTTACAAGCAGTAAGGATACTCTTATCACTTATAAACCAGCCTAGTTTTGCTGCTTCGAGAATGATTCCTGTAAGTTCATCCACTGGTTTACCTGGAACGACGAAACTGTCATCGCCGTGGGTGCGGATTGAATCGATTGGAACATTGATTCGCTTGAATAAATAGTTGATCCTAACATAGTTAATGATCGAACCGACTAAATGAGTAAAGTAACTACCCGAGGGAATTCCTCCTCTTCTAAGGAAGATTCTACCATCTGGAGAAGCTAATTTACGCGAAATAAAGAGCGTTTTAACGTATTCGAAAATGAGCGAAGTTGTTTCATCCGGAAAGATGATCATCTCCTTCAATAAATTGAACGCGAGTTCAATCTCGAAAACGCTGACTGAGGAGTCGAATCCTGACCAGTCGAAAACTAAGAATTGTTCTCGATCGGGTTGTATCGTCTCCAACAGTGTTGGAACACCATAGAGGGGATCCTCGCCAATAAAGTAGAAAGTTTTCATTTTCATGAACGCTTCTATCAGTGGTTGGGCGATTAGTCCTTCTAAGAGAACGTAATGAAACGCTTCGCCAAAAACATTCCTAACTTTAGTCTTGGGTAACTCAGTTAGTTGGGTTCTTGTGAATGCAACGTCTGGGGTTGAATCCATAGGAATACCCTTAAGGTATGTATCCCAGGTCCCAGCCTTGAAATGCGTTTCACACTCGTGAACGATCTTCGAAGCGATATTTCTCGCTCTTTGATAGTTCGCTTGTTCGCGGGTTCCTTTATGACTTGGAAATGGAGGGGGATTGCGGTTATAGTTATAACCTGCGGAGGTCCCCTGATGATATTTCACCAAGCCAAAGTGTTTAGTCTCAGCTTTAGCTGAAAAGACTCTCACTTTAGTGAATGATCGAAACAAGGACGTTGTCTCGCTCTTCACTGCTATCCACTCATCGTTGGATGGTTCAGCTACATCAATCTTGTCATATTTCATGATTGACGCGATGTGAGCTTCTTTAGAATAATAACTACGTGAGTAGCCTTCCAAAGTAGCGTATAAACCAAATGGAGCATTGATTGACTCAAAAGCCTCCATGATGAATGGGTCTGTGTAAGTAACGAACTCAGGTTTGAGATCTCTCTCTGAAGAGAATCCAACAACTGTTAGTCCGTTAGACATCCCGAAATTTTCCTATCACTAGATCTGGAAATTTGCTCTTGATTAGAGAGTCG